CACCTCGTAGTCATACGCCAATCCAGTAGAGAAGGTGAAGTTCCCTCCGGTCGTCCAAAGAGGTCTGTAGTTGAGCACCGTTTTGTTTTGCGGTAAACCGAAGTCCACATAGGCTTGCTGGCAGGCAAACTCTATGGCTGTACCATTATCGGTACTACCTTGCATCTTGTAGACAATTCCGTTCTTCCCGCCGAAGTAGAGTTCTCCCGCGTGGGAAGCCCAGACATTAGCTTGTATGTCGAACCTCGTCGCCCCACCGCTTTTTAGGGAAAGAACATGCTGCTCCCTGAGATTGCCGGCAGGGACGTTGACAATCCTCCACGCCCTTTTGGTGTCGAAGACTATCTGCCAGTTGTCCGTCTGGTCCTTACTCACCGCAGCTTGTGCGGCCCCAGAGAGCTTTGAAGGTTGTCTGACCCCTTGGGAGATAAAGTCGTCAGGTAGGACGTTGTAATCCATGTCCGTGACAGCATGAATTTTCCCGCCGAATTGGGAAACAGCGAGAACCTTCCCCATGAAGTATCTTCCAACAATCCCCCAATCATCTGCATCCGTAGGATTGGACCCGGCATAGACCAAGACTTCCCCGGTATCTAAGAAGAACACGAGGTAATCGTCAGGGCCTATGCCCCCATCCCGAGTCCAGGAACTAATCTCTATGACGTTCCCGCCCGTAGAGGAAACCCTGTCAAGGGGGAACTTAGTTACATTCCCCCCAAGAGCGTTGATTTCTGAGTGGTAAGCCGCAGGCTCCCTTCCACTACAGAACCAAGACCTGTTTTTGAATATGTGTATCCTATTGGCTACATTCCCCGAACCCATCCCATTGATAGGCATGTTCTTCAGGACAAGACCACCGGGGGAATAGGTCAGTTTGATAGGATCGTCCGACCCGTTCACCATCCCACACTGATTTAACATAACGGCATGACGCCACTTCCCCTTAACGAACCCGGTCTTGATGGTCGTTACGGTAGAAGTGGTGATGTCGTACAGCCCGAAACTGGAAGCGGACGCCCCCGCACCCGCAATGAGACGCGCTCCAACGGGCGTTTTCCACGAAAACAGGGTATCCACCCAGAAGGACGTAGAAAGCAGCGTGTGGCTCAATACGTAGCCGTCTCGAATCTCAGGGCCGGAAGGTTCAGGGATGATGTTTTTCAAAACAACAGCGTCCGTCTGAGCCATCCCCGCTAAGGGATCTCGGGTATTCCACCCCCCTACAGGAGCGGGGAGTTTAGGCGTCCTAACTGCCAAATCCAGTCTCCGGGATATTCCCCGAATAGGGATGGTCCTGCTCCACAGGGCCGAGAATCCGGTAGATCTTGAGGCCCCCGTCTCTGGCAATGGCTTTATTGAGTTCCCTCTGGTACTCAGCGAGTTCAAGCTCGTATTCCCGCCTCTGAGCCTGTAGGAGACGCCATCTGAGGCCCAGTTCAAATACATAGTCATCTAGCAGGAACACGTCTGAATCGGCTGCTACGGACGACTGACGCGCTCCTGAAGCACTCCTGCACCACCCATTCGAGACGTAGAAGAACGTGAGGTTCTCTGAGGACGTAGGAAGGGGTCGGACGAACATCCTCTCCTGATTCCCGTCTGCTCGTATCTGGAACCTGTCATTTACTGTGACAGTCAGGAGTCCAGAGACGTCAGCCTGCCACCTTTCGTCAGACAGCGGACCTTCCATCAACTCGTCGTTGGAGTCATTCCAGAAGGTGTTGTCAACAAAGTAGTCGAAGTCATTAGGAAGCGCGTAGGACTCCGCAGAGGAGACCGTGGTAATGACATTCCGCTTGATGAGGGTTCTCCAGGGACGTTTGGAGAGAGACTGACCCTCTCTGTTACAGAGGGCCAGCGTCCTTAGAGCGGTTTGATTGGTGTTCCCTACGAGGGTAGTGAGCTTCGGTAAACCAATTTCAGGGAGTACGTTATTGACTAGACTCAGTATTGTCGCCATCAGATTTCCTCGGTCGCCCCCTCTTGGGTTTCTTCAGCTCTGCTACCTCCTCCAATAGCGTGTCAATCTTTCGTTTCTGGGATTCAATCAGTTCACGCATTTCCTGCATGTGCCCTGCATCCTTCATGTTTTCCATCATGTCGTTGCAGGCGTATTTGAATCTCAGTAAATGTGCCCTCTGTACCCTCGCATCCGGCGTGTTAATCAACTGCTCGACAGTATAAATCCTTTCAGCTTTGCAAGCAGAAATCTCTGCCGGGGTGGCAAATGGGACTTTGTTGATAGGCATACCATGAGCCGGAACCTCCTCACCCTTGAGGAATGATTCCCACCTGTCCTGAAACCGGAACTTGTCCTCCTCGGTGGCAGGACGGTCTACCGTGTCGTTCTTCCCCAGATAGATCGAGATGTAGGGGACGTTCTCATACGGCTCTACGGGGTCAGGAGGGTCTTTCAGAACCGCCTCGTAACGAAAAGTTACCAATAACCCGGCGTCCATATTGACCCCTGCTTGCTGGCGTCTGTAAGTATTTGCATCAAACATGCTTGGCTCTCCTCACCATAGCTTCCTGGTCCTCTCCCTCCATGTGGATCGAACCCAATAAATGTCTGTGCCACTCGTCAGAGAAGGCACAGTCTCGGTAATACTCAAACCCCGGAGCGCCTAATGTGTAATGCACATTCTTCGCCATCGGGTTAGGAGGCAATTCACCGACCAAATGGTTCCAGTCAGAATGGATATGTCCTATCTGATTGTCCTGTAACCATGAAAAGCGGTGCAGCACCCTCCCACCAGCCTCAGAAACAAACCGTTTGTTCAGTATTCGGTTCTGCGGGTGCCCGCAGTTCCACAGGATGAGTGAACTCCAGTTCTTCCTCGGGTAGTTTGAGTTTCTTGCTTCCAGAGGGGTATTGATGAACTTCGTCTCCTGAGTGGTGTGGTAATCGTGTTTCACCACCATCACCGCTTTGGAGTCATCACGCATATCCCACAACTTCGTTATGTCGTCGCGGAACAGCATGTCGGAGTCCATGTAGATAGCCCACCCCTGAAAGTCCATCAGATGACAGACCAGAAACCTCAGATAGATAAAAGCGTTGGTTGCGTCCTGCTGACCATCGAAGTTATCCAGCATCTTGGAATACAGGGGGATAATCGCTAACGGAGAAGAAGAGGTCTCTATAAGAGACTTCTCCAACACCGTATAGACCGCCGCCTCTCTGGGGTCATACCCGATACATACGGGTATCACGGCTCGAACTCCCATGTCGGACGATCCGTTTTCTCATGGGTAGGCATCCTCGGAACGTCTTTCATGTCAATCCGAACGACCTTGATGAGCGACCCATCCCTAGACTTATCCACTTTCGGTAATACCGTATAGGGGACGTTCATCTCCGCACAGACGCATTGAGCGCCCATGTTGGGATTGGGGCAGTTGAAGTAGTAGTCGTCCATGAAGATGACGCCATCATCCTTCATAATCTTGAGGATGTTCAGGAAGTCATTCTTGATAGTCGCCGCTGAATGGCCCCCATCAATCAGACAAGCATCCACGAAGTAACCCTTGTCCTTGACGTACTTCTTCAAGGTCTCTCTGGTGTTGCCTTTGATAAGCTCGAAGTCTTTACCTTCAAGACGCTTACGGACTTCCTCTTCCGTCACCCGCTTTTTGGCATTGTTCTCAATGTCGTCCAGTTCCTCGGAACCTTCCTCAAACAAATCGAACCCGATGTACTTCTTGGCCCCTAACTTCAAAAGGGCTTTCGCCATCGTGCCGTTCCAAGTGCCGATTTCCAGAAACACATCCGGTTTCTTGTCCTCGACGTAATTGATGACCTGTTCCAGTCTCATTGCTCCTCCAGCTTTAATTTAAGGTTTCCCTTGTGATGCTCCATCCATTTCCCTAATCGGGATGTACGAAGTACGTTATCTACTCCAGTGCCATGCGGGGTCAGATTATTTCCGCCTCCTTCTCTGGCAAAATCGAACGCATGGCAGTCAGTCCAGAACGGTTGCTTGAATATCAACCCAAGGTTGTAACAAGCCTGATACCTGTCCCAAAACCTGTCTGCCTCCACGGGGTACTGATTGAACGCAATCACCCCCGTTTCCGTGTAGGTGTCTCTGCCAAGAAATGAAACAAACGACCGATTGGTTATTTCCTGAATCAACTCGTCAGGAATGGGCGATTTCATCTCTACATCGGCATCTATCCACCAGAACTGCTCATGCTCCTCCGCAGCATCTATCTGGGCAAATACCTTGTGGCAGAATCGCTTCACGTCGTATAGATAAGAGTTTCGCGGGGCGGCAAATTCTCTGTTGAGAAACTGCGTTCGCTCCTCAATATCATCAAGAGGCCGGAATTCGATCCCCGGCACAGCAGGGGCGGGAGGAGCCGAACCCTCGAAGTACGCGAGAACCGAACCCGGCCAACACTTGACCCATGAATCTATGCAACGCTTGGCATACGCCTCCCATCCCCAGGGAGGAAAGGTTGTTATAGCAAGCATTCGGGAGCGCCCTCTTTGTACCTCTCCTTGACGATCTGCTGAATCAGACCCTCTCCATACGCCCGTATGAATATGGGGTCGTCTTCCTTCCAGAGTCCTTTAATGGAGTCCTGGAACTCGTTCGCCTGAGAAGCCATAGCGGGATCGCTCATAAACTTCTTGCCACCGACAATCATGGGAACGGCTTTGGATGAGCCGTCCTCCTTCTTCTCCTCATAGGTCTCTCCATTGACCTTCCTCTGAACGCCAGAGAGGCAGGAGTCATACCCGTAGAGGTGCATCTTCCTGAAGCCCATCGCATGAGCGAGGAATAACGCTCTTAACCCGGAAGTGGACCCACCGGGGATGAGGTAGTGTTTGTGAATGGGAGATTCGGGGTTCCTTGCGTACTGCATTAAAGAGTCAGTAAGCAAATGCCAAATCACCACCTTCTCGCCTCGCTCAATAAGCATGTCGAACAACGTCGGGTGACATTGCGAGGCAATGAAGTAAGTACAGTTCTCAGCCTTCTTGAGAAAGTTCTCTTTGTGAATCCTCTCAAGAGGGTCTACCGCTAATGCGAAGTCGGGTTCTATCTTGTTCTTGATAAGAAAGTCATGCCCACCCTTAATGCCAAATATCTTGCACTTCGGATTCCTCGCTTTCCTCTTCAGAGAAGATAGCTGAGTCTTTACCGAGGGGCCGGAACCGACCAGAACCGCCTCAAGGTCGTGAGACGAAGGGCTTGGATAAAAGATGGGCAAATCCAGAGACGTACAGTATTCGACATGCTTCTGTATCGTTTCCGGGTCTGCTACACACTTAGCCCTGATACGAACCGGGGACAGATTCCCCTTGGGTTTCTTCGCGACTTGCATTGCTCCTCCTAAAAAAAGGGCCGACCCGGAGGCCGGCCCAAAGACGCCAGGGATATGGCGTTAATTCTGGACGTTGTAGCCCACGGTGATGTTGTGAAACACAGCAGGAA